GTTTTCACCGGGACCTTTTATATTTAGTGTTAGACAGAAATTAAAAAATTTTACAGAAAATGATTATTTATTATTGAATGGTGATCCTGCTATTATTGGAGTAACTTGTGCAATTGCTTCAGAAATGACTAATGGAAAATTTAAACTTCTTAAATGGGATAGACAAGAAAAAACTTACTACCCAATAGAAATAAATATTCATCAAAAGTAGACTTGACAAATCACTTATTAGTGATTATACTAAGGCCATGAAAGTTAAAAAGTTAAATTTAGGAGAAAATATATGATTATAGATATGCGTAAAGATGCACCTGATCAATCTAATACCGTTGATCCAGATAAACTTTCAACTGAGGTTGAAAAGTTACAATCCATACAACAACAAATAAAAGATTTGGAAGATAGAGTTAAAGATCTTAAAGAAGATGAAAAATATTTTAGCTGTAATATTATTCCAAAATTAATGGAAGATATGAACCTAGCTAGTTTAAAACTAAAAGATGGTTCAGAGTTAACTGTTAAAAAAATTTATAGTGCCTCAATGAAAGCTGACAAAAAAGCTGAGGCGATACACTGGCTTCGAGACAATGGCTTAGGTGATATAGTAAAAAATAATATTACTGTATCATTTGGTCAAGGCGAAGATAACAAGGCTGTCGATTACGCTAGCCTTGCGAGGTCGAATGGGTATGAACCTATCCAAGAGGAGAAAGTTCACCCATCGACACTCAAAGTAGTTATGAAGGAATGGAAAGACAAAGGTCAAGAAGTTCCGGAAGAACTATTCAATACATTTGATGGAAATCAAACGTATTTAAAAAATAAAAAATAAACTAATAACTCAATAAGGAGATATAACTATGGCAAATACAAATGCTATGACTAAGAAAGATAGTGCAGGTGCATTATCTACTATCAATCTAAGAGGAGACTCTGGAAGAGGTAGTGAAGAAATAAAATCGGACGATATGTCGACACCGATTTTAAAAATCCTACATCAGTTATCACCTGAATGTAATCAAGCTAATGCTAAATATGTAGAAGGTTCTAAACCTGGTATGATTTATGCTAAAGGTTTAGGTACATTAATAGATGGTGACAAAGGTGTGGACTTACTTGTTGCACATGTGCAAACAAGGTTTCCAGAATGGCAGGAAATGGGAGACACTGCGGCTCCACCTGTTGCAACACATTTAACTGTACCAAGTGATGCTGTTGAAGAAAGAAACGGTAAGTATAGACTGACCAATGGTAACTACTTAGAAAAAACTGCATATTTTTATGTAATAGTTTTAGGTGATGAACCTAGACCTGCGGTAATTACTATGAGATCATCTAACTTAACACCAGCGAGAGAATTAAATCAGTTGATTAAAAATCTTAGATTTAAAGATGACAAAGGTGTTTACAATCCTGCAGCATATGCAGCAGTTTATAATTTAAAAACTGTTGGTAAAGTCGCTGGAAGTAAAAGTTGGCATGTTTATAAACCATCTATGAATAGAGCTTTAGACGTATCTAAAAAAGAAGATGCGGACTTATATTTAATGGCGCAGGAGTTTCAAAAATCTGTGTCTAAAGGTAGTGCTAAACCTGAATATGAGAAAAGCGATAAACCAAAAACTGAAGATATTATATAATTCACTAAGTGAATACTTCGGAGATGGAGTGGCGACGGGAGACTGTTGCCACTCTTTAGAAAACATAGAGAGATATAGACATGAATGATTTTATAAAATGCTTTACGGGGTTACAACGTAATTTTGGTTTTTGTAACATAAGTAATGGATACACAGATCCTAATACAGGTAAAATAAAATTTAATGCAGGTGACTATGGTTGGTCAGGTAAACCAATTACTGAAGATGATTACAGACTTCACTTACATGGGAAAAAATCTATAGGTATTCAACCTTGTGATGATAATGGTTTAGCATGTTTTGGTGCAATAGATATTGATCCTAAAGTATATAAAGATTTAGATATAAAAAAATATTTAGATATTATCCAAGAAAAAGAATTACCACTAATACCAATTAAATCAAAAAGTGGTGGACTTCATTTATATTTATTTACTAAAGAATTTGTTAAAGCTAAAGTCATTAGAGATTTTTTAGAACAAGTATTATTTTTATTTAAACTACCAATCACAACTGAGATATTTCCTAAACAAACTAAATTAGGAAGTGATACAAATGGAAATAAAGTAAATGGTAATTTTATAAATTTACCTTACTTCAATAAATCAGAAAGAGTAGCGTTAGATCCTTCTGGAAAAGAAATGCCACTAGATTTATTTTTAAAAGTTGTAGAAATAAATAAAGCTGATATCGAAAAATTAGAAAACATATCTAATGATTTAATTAAAAAAGAATTAACTGGTGGTGCAGAAGAATTTAAAGATGGTCCACCATGTTTAGAAATTTTATCTAAAAACAAAATGAAAGATGGTAGAGATAGATTTTTATACAACTACATGGTTATGGCTAAGAAAAAATATCCTGACAATTGGGGTAAGATGGTTTTAAAAGCAGGTAGAAATTATTTTGAATTTGATCAGATATGGACTGATGATTATATTGAAAAGAAAATAAAACATTGGGAGAAACAAGAAAAAGGACATACTTGTCATGATGATTTACTAGCACCCGTATGTATTAAATCAGAATGTGTAAAAAGAAAGTTTGGAATTATTTCAGATAAAAAAATTAATTGGCCATTGATGACTAATTTGATCAAGGTAGATTTTAAACCTGATCCTGAATACTATTTTACAGTAGAGAGAGAAGATGGGGAAACAGTTCAAGTACATGCAAAAGATGTAAATAAAATTAAAGATCAACAAGAGTTAAGAGGTTTGATAATGGCTCAAGCAGATTTTCCACCTCCACCTATAAAAGGAATGGATTTCTTTGAGATACAAAAAGCATTATTCTCAACCATTGATACAGTGCAACCGGCTCCAGGGACCACACCTATGGAAATATTAAAGAAACATTTGAAAGACTATATACATAGTACAGAGGCTACGAGTCATAACTCTTTTAAAAGTGGTAATGTATTAAAGGATGATACTTATGCTTATTTTGTATACGATGAATTTTTCAATGATCTAAAAGATAATGAGTGGAAGAAAGATTCTTCTAGAACTTCTTATATGATTGAAAAAATGTTTGAGAAAGAAAAAGATCATATGCCTAAACCACAGTTTGGCAAAAAGAAAAGATTTCCTGGTAAAGATAAAAAGACAGATAAACCTTATCCAGGTGTAAATGGTTGTGCAGTTATACCATTGTATTTATTTAAAAAAGATGAAGACGATGCTGATATAGTTGAATTAGCTGACTTCAAAAAACCAGAAGAAATTGTTTAATGATATATAAATATTTTGGTCCTCCAGGTACAGGTAAAACACATAAACTAATTAGTAGAGCTAAAGCATATATCAGAGTAGGAACTCCATTAGATAGAATAGGTTACTTTGCTTTTACTAAAAAGGCAGCTAAGGTTGCTAAAGAAAGAATGCCAGTAGAAAATGATAAATTAAACTATTTTAGAACGCTTCATTCTTTTGCTTTTCAACAATTAGAATTAAATGATTCTATGGTTATGCAACCAGAAGATTATGTAAAAATAGGAAAAGAATTAAATATAAAAGTTAAATACTACGATAAATATAATCAAGAAGAAATTTTTTATTTAAATATTGACAGTCCATATTTTAAAATGATTGGTAGAGCAATGAATAGAGATATCTCTATAAGAGAAGAGTACGATAGAAATGAACATAATAAAAAAGAAATAGAATGGTACATATTAAATAATTTAGATAAAAATTTAAAAGAATATAAAAGAATTACAGGTAAATTAGATTTCAATGATATGATTGAAAGATTAATTAATAAACCTGATCTACCAAAATTTAAAACTATATTTATAGATGAAGCTCAAGATTTATCTCCACTGCAATGGAAATTATTTGATACATTAAAAGAAAATACAGAAGATATGTATTTAGCAGGAGATGATGATCAAGCTATTTTTGCATGGGCCGGTGCAGATGTAGATAGATTTATTGAAGAACCTGGAAAAGAAAAAGTTTTAAAGTATTCAAAAAGAATATCTAAGGCAGTTCAAGAAGAGTCTGAATTACCTTTAGAAAAAATTAAAGGTTTAAGAAAAGAAAAAGTTTATTACCCAAGAGATTATCAAGGTGAGTGTTTAAGAATAAATAACTTAGATCAAATAGATTTAACACAAGGTAAATATTTAATATTAACTAGAACCATACATAGATTAGTACAAATTACAGAAGAGTTAAGAAAAAGAAATTTATATTATCAAAGTAATAAAGGTAAAAGTTTTCCTGTAAGATTATATAATTCATCTGTACACTATAATTCATGGTGTAGAGGAATAGAATTAGAAGATAAAGAAATAAAACAGGTAACAGAATTTACTGGTTTACCAAAAGAAAAATGGAATAACAATGTAGATTGGTTTGAAGCGTTTGAACAAACTAAACTATCAGATAGAATCTATATTAAAGAAATGCTTACAAATGGTGAAAATTTAGATGAAGATGCTCGTATATATGCTTCTACAATTCATGCAGCTAAAGGTGGTGAAGAAGATAATGTTATTTTATGTCTAGATTTAGGGAGAACAATAAAGAAATCAGTTAAAAAAAGTGATGAGAAGAATGATGAGGAACATAGAGTTTGGTACGTAGGAGCAACACGTGCAAGAAACAATTTATATAAATTAAAAGGTAAAACAAAAAAGAATGAATACAAACACTTTAGCTAGATTATACAATAAGTATAAACAGAACGGGATAGAGACTATACTCAGCGGCGGCATAGCAGCGTCGTATAAAATTGATTTGGTTTCTCGACTCCCAATATTACTCATCGCCAAATCAATAACTGCTATAACAAAAGGAAAAACATGAGAATAATAACAAGTGACATACTAATAACAATAACACTAACATTTTTTATAATTAACATAATGGAGGTTTTAAAATGACAAATAAAGATATATTTAAAGATGCATTTCCACAAGATAAACAAATAGGTGGGAGTCACTACAAAGACTTTCACATTCAACCTTATGAATTTATTTCTAAGAACGACCTTTCTTTTTTCCAAGGAAACGTTATAAAGTATGTATGTCGTTACATGAATAAAAATGGCATACAAGATTTAGAAAAAGTAATTCATTATTGTGAATTAGAAATTAAAAAACTGAAAGATACAAAAGGTAAAAAATAATGTTGATGCCAACTACAGAATGGGTAGCACCTACAGAATTTCCTGATCTAAGAAAAGCAGATGAGATTGCAATTGACTTAGAAACCAGAGATCCTGATTTAAAGAAACTGGGTTCAGGGGCCATTATAGGTAATGGTGAAGTTATAGGTATAGCTGTTGCTGTAGATGGATATAAAAATTATTTTCCAATAGCACATGGTGAAGGTCCTAATATGTCTAGAGATCAGGTGTTAAAATGGTTTAAAGATGTTTGTGAATCACCTGCTACAAAAATATTTCACAATGCAATGTACGATGTATGTTGGATTAGAAATCTTGGTATAAAAATTAATGGTTTAATTATAGATACTATGATTGCAGCCAGTCTTATAGATGAAAACAGATTTCAATATTCATTAAATTCTTTATCTTGGGTTTATTTAAACAAAGGTAAAAATGAATCTTTACTTACCAAAGCAGCTAAAGAAAGAGGTTTAGATCCAAAAGCAGAAATGTGGAAGTTACCTGCAAGTGAAGTAGGTGGATATGCAGAAGAAGATGCAGCTCTAACTTTAGAACTTTGGAATAGATTTAAAAAAATTATTATTGAAGAAGACTTACAGGATATATTTAATCTTGAGACTGATCTTTTCCCTTGTTTAGTTGATATGCGCCACCTAGGTGTTCGGGTAGATATCGAGAAAGCCAATCAATTGAAAACAGCAATGGCAGTAAAAGAAGAAAACTTATTACAACAAATAAAAATAGAAACAGGAGTAGATACTCAAATATGGGCTGCAAGATCGATTGCAGAAGTTTTTGAAAAACTGAAGCTACCTTATAGCCGAACTGAAAAGACGGACTCTCCCTCATTTACTAAAAATTTTATTTCTACACATAATCATCCTGTAGTACGTATGATAGCAGAAGCTAGAAAAATAAACAAGGTCAGTACAACCTTTATTGACACCATTTTAAGTCACGAACATAAAGGTAGAATTCATGCAGACATCAATCAAATTAGATCTGATGATGGAGGAACCGTTACAGGAAGGTTCAGTTATTCAAATCCAAACTTACAACAGATTCCAGCGCGTGATCCAGATACAGGCCCATTAATAAGAAGTTTATTTATACCTGAAGAAGGTTGTAAGTGGGGTACATTTGATTACTCACAACAGGAACCAAGATTGGTTACACACTACGGAATAAGATTTGATTATGAATCAGCAGAAACAATTGCAGAAGCATATCATAACGATCCTGATACAGATTTTCATAAGTTAGTTGCTAAGTTAGCTAACATAGATAGAAAAGAAGCTAAGACAATTAATCTTGGTTTATTTTATGGTATGGGTAAAGCAAAATTAATGAATGAATTAAGTGTAACTAAAGAAAAAGCTGATGAATTATTTTCTCAATATCATAACAATGTTCCATTCGTTAAACAATTAACTAATGGAGTCATGGCTGCTGCTCAACAAAGAGGTAAAATAAAAACTATACTTGGAAGACGTTGTAGATTTCCTAAATACGAACCAATACTTAGAGGATCAGATTGGGGTACATTTGTACCCGCAGAAGATCATGACACTATGATGGAATTAAAAGAAATGGGTCCACATTTATTAGATGATAATGGTAAGGTCATTAATGATAAAGATGGAAATCCTAAGAAAAATTATTGGTATAAAAATGGACATAGGAGAGCATTCACATACAAAGCATTAAACAAATTAATTCAAGGTAGTGCAGCAGATATGACTAAGAAAGCAATGGTTGATTTATACAAAGAAGGACATTTAGCCCACATACAGATACATGATGAATTAGATTTTTCTATTGAATCTGAACAACAAGCTGATAAAATAAAACAAATAATGGAACAAGCAGTAGAACTAAAAGTTCCTAATAAAGTTGATTATGAATCTGGTCCTAATTGGGGCGAAATTAAATAATATGAGGAACTATGGCTTATTTAAATGCGAATATACCACCAATCTATTGCAAAATAAGGAAGGAATATCTTTATGATCTTAAAGAACATCAAGGAGAAAGTAGTGACTGCGTTATCTTTGGTCTGGTCTCTATTTCAGGTCGCGCACTCTTATTTAACATCATGCTACCCAATGGTGCGTGCTTTTGGCGTTTGCCTATCTCAGCGTTTTTCCAAAAACACTATGACAGAGCCGATGTGCCGGATATGCAGACGAACGAACTTCAACTGTGGAATTGTTTTAGTTACTATCCTAGTGTGCATTGCTTTGATTGGTTGGCTGGTATAGACGGAAAATATCTAGGTAAAGATAAAAAATTTTACAAAGGTCAATACTTATTTACGGTTGACTGGGCTCATCCAGAGACTAATATATTAAACACGGAACATTCAGAGATTCCGCAAGAACACAAGTGTGCACATATCATGGCACTTGAAAACGGCAACTATGCTGCGCAGCCAAACAACAGAATCATTTGGCATGTTAATAGTTACACAACAGATAACGATTGGCCTGATTACAAAGTACAAAATACTTATTGGGACGTAGAAGGCGGAGACTGGGTAACAGAAG